TCTATAGTCTGGCGTTCTTTCTCGTACTTGTCTCGTAAGTCTTTTAACCTTTTTAGGTCTTCTATATTGATTATATCAGACATATTAATTTAATCTAATTTTATCGCCTGCTAGAAGTTCTATATCATCTCCGGCATTTAATGTGGTATCACCTGTTGATAACATACCAATTTTTTCTGCTAATAAACCTATTTTACCACTTGGTGCTTGTAAATTAATGTCGCCATCTTTTGCTACTAGGTCAATATCACCTTTGGCAACCTCTATACGGCAACTTGCATTGTCGCCAACACGAATCTCAAAATGACCATCTCTTAAATGTAACTGATTAACATCTATTTTATAAAAACCACCTAGAGATAGTGTTTTTCCTCCTCGAACATATCCTAATTGATTTCCTTCTATTGTATATGCATTATCAGACATAATGTGTTCTGCTTTTGTACCATCATTTGATATAAAATATTTTGTTCCTGATGGTCCATGTTCTTCATAGATAGAGGCAAAACCCTCATTATCATCATATATTCTTTGATGTCCTGATTCAGTTTCATATACATGCCTATATGGATATACATCACCTGATTTACTTTTAGTTCCTACTGGTAAATCAGGCATTATCCAAGCATCCTTTCGACCACCAGAGTTTGCTATAAAATTATTCATAAGTTTATCTTCGCCAGCAAGTGTTTTTTCATTATTTTTTAATTCTCCACCTTTAGCAGTAATACCTTCTTGTTGTTGTCCTTCATCTGGTGTAATTGATATTACATTACCATTTTCATCTCTGTTCACAATAACATCTGAATCAGCAGATGATGGCAATTCTCTATTTGCCTTTTCAATTAATTCATCTTGTATTTCTTTTACTGTATCTATATCATCATTAAATTTTTCAATACCTAAATTTACCTTTGTAGGTGTTATACCTGCTATTGAAAGTTCATTTGCTTTTTTAAATTTATCTATATTTTTTGTTATCTTGTCTTCACCAAAAAATTCTTTTGCTACATCAATATTTGATACATTAAATCCTACTTTTCTTATTCCATCTGTGTCTGTAAATGTTGCTAATTGTGTAAATCCACCTTCTGCCATAGTTTTAATCTGTGATGTTGTTATTTCAGCGGCGGGAACAAATATTTCAGCATTAATGATACCATCTATTTCACTAAATGTTGTCATTGTAATTTTTTCTACTGTTGATGTTAGAAGTCCTACTTTTTCTGTTAAAAACTCTGTACCTGATTTTAATAGAGGAGTAGGATTCAATGGACCTAATAGGTTTGCTACTGATTTTGTTACATCACCTAAAGCAGTACCTAATGCACTTGATACTGTATTACCTAAAGCACCTAATGCTACTGATGTTATTGCATCCGTGATAAACCCAAACAAGGTACTTCCACCTGTTTGTAAAAAGTTAAAAACACTTTGTATAGGGTCAGTAATAGCAATACCTACTGGTTTTACATGTGCTTTTTTAAACTCCTCATATTTTTTTACGGCAGGATGTTTTGATAAATCAAATACAGGGTTTATTTCAAAACTATAATCACCATATGACGCTAATTGATTCATGTCTGACTTGTTTTGATATCTAGGATAGTTACTATATTCTTCAGACTTCCAATAATCAGGTTGTTTTACTTTGTCTGCAAATTCTTTTGCCGATATGGGACTATAAAAACCTTTTGTTGTGTCACCTACTTCCATAGGATAACCTGGTAGTGAACCCATTACAACAGGTTCTTGTCTCGCCTCGCCGTCTCTAAAGAATCCAAATACATGTGAACCCTCTACAAGTCCTAATGGTGTTTGACCAATGCCTGATATGCCTGCTGATGTAACAGGTAGCATAACTTGTGCCCAAGGTAAATCTTCAGTAGGTAAATCTGTCTTGTCGCCTGTGTAATGACCAAAACATCTAACACGAACACGACCGCTCATATAAGGGTCTTGTCTATCTTCTACAACACCTATAAACCAAATAAATCCATCTAATCCTATAAAATTTTTCTTCATGATATTATCACATCCACATCATTTGTTGAGAAGTCGTTACTCTCGTTCTTTTCTCTATTTAGAAGTTCTTTAGATTCAGTTGGATATCCTTGACCAATGCTATCTTTAGCACAAGTTAGTGTGGTAACATGTTTTAGAGGATGTATTATATGTATTACTTCTGTAACCAAATAATTACCTGATAAATATGGGTCAATTTGTAATTCTTTACTGCCTGGTCCGCCAGAGGTTATTGTCTCAAAACTAATAACTTCACCTGCCGAAACACCTGTATTGCCTGGTACTGATAATTCAATAACAAAAGAATTATATGCATGTTTTTGAGATATTGATTTTTGTAATGTATTTTCTATATCAGGTGGACCATAACTTAAACTATCATCTTTTACAGTTTGTTCTGTATCATGCATACCTTGTGTTGATGATTCAAACATATACTTGCCTTCAGGAAATTGAGATAATGCTTTGCCTTCTTCATAGTCAAATATGGGCATGATACCTACTAGAGGATTTGATATAGTTGCTTGTTCAACCTCACCTACATGTTTTTGTAATAAAAAGGAACTTAAATAATCAAAATCTAGTTCTTTAAATTGTTTATTAAATGCATTGTATGTAACTAATCTACTGCCGTATATGCCTCTTCTTATATTTTGTAAAGAATTAAATCTATTTTTAATTTTAAATTCATATACTTTAAATATATTAGGTGAATCTTTATCATATAGTTTGCCACTATCTGTTACAGGTGTATTAGTATATGTTGCAACAGGTTTTCTATATTCACCGCCTGCTTTGCCTTTTGATATCATACCTTCTAATGATTTAAAATTAAAACCATTTGTAGTTTCATAGAAAAAATAACCTGATGAATTTACATTATTAGATGATATTGCCTCACTTTGCATAAATTTTATACTTTCAAAAGGCGATAGTTTAGGAAATACATATTTATTGATATTTTTTGTAGGTTCAAATATATAATTTTTTTTTGATTTTAAATCATTTCTTAAAATTTTTTGCACTATATTATCTACTGTACCTGTAAATGCTCTACATATTTTTCTTTGACTATTTCTAATTTCTTCTCTGCTACAAAATTCTAATGTATATATTTTTACATTTGGATTAGGAGATATAATATTCATTATTTTATATACGAACATTGGGTGACCTGATGTGCTTGTAAAATCATAACCTGAGGGATTTTCTGTATCTTTTGGAGACATGCCTGGTGTATATAATGAAAACTCTAAAAGTTCATGACCTGTTAAAGGTAAATCATCAAGCACAGAAGCACCATCTGTAAGCGTTAATCTACCTGATAGTACACTATTGTTTATGCTTTCATAGATTTGTATTTCTGTTATTAATTGCCTAACATCTAATGATAATGGTTCTGATGTATCAGGATGTTGTCTATATGATGTAAGCAAAAATCTTTCGGATAATACAAAATCACCTGCTTTTGTTACACTTGTAACTGTACTCATAATTTATACTCTAACTAGTTTATGAAATTCCTCTAAAAAAGATGTAAGATGTCTATTATGTAATAACTTAATCTGTCTTTTTTTATCTTGCTCTCTTTGTTCAAATTCTCTATTTGATATTGAAGTTGCACCTGCTACTGTGCTATTTACTTCTATTTTGTGTGTAAAATCAGATGGTCCTTGTCCTGTCGTTCTACCGCTTGACTGTGTTATCTCGTAATGATGTATACCATCGGGATTTGAATATTTGTCTTTTATAAAATCTTCAAATTGTTGTTCTGAAAGTGGCCAATCATAATATCTATCTGTTACATTGTTTGTCATTAATATAACCCAATGCAAGGTTGGGTCACCAAAATGTTTAAAAGCAATATTTTCTGGTGTCTCACCATTTTTTACATCATAGGTGTTATATAATGATATTTCATTTATTACTTTATCTCTAATTTTAACCCTTATCATTAAATCTGTTACAGGTTTAAAATTTTTTTTGTCAAAACCGTATAGTCTTTTAGGAAAATGTTGAAAGTACATTTTTAATAATTCTCCGCAATTGTTTCTTTAGTTATTATAGACATTTCTTTAAATCCCATTTTCATTGTTATTATTTGTGGTGAAGCACCTGTATTATCTGGTTTTAATGTTGTAAACTTTTCACCAGGTGAATAGTCTACATCTAAATTTTCTAAAACACATTTTGTTATTCTAGGTATGTACATATTTTCACCGTCTCTATACATATAACTTAGCATAAATTGTGAAGGTGAAGCAAAATATTGTGTGTGACCTAATAATGAAGGTGACATATGAAACCTAAACAATTGAATAATTTTATGTATTGAATCTAATTCTGTTTTAGTTTTAGGTGCAAATTTATAATCAAATTGAAATGACCTAAACGGCACAGATTTAAATGCTAATTCTATATTAGGATTTTCTGCCATGCCTGTGCTTCTACTAAAAAAACCACCTGCACCAGGCACAATAACCTCTAATGCTGTTTTAATAGCAGCGCCAGTTAATTTAGTTAAAGCAGCAGCAGAACCCGTTGCTATTGAATCAACAATATTAGTGCCTCCTAAAAAGTCTGCTAAAAATCCTGTCTCTGCATTTTCATAAGTTGCTGATGTTGAAAATGTATTTGTTGGCGATGTATATAATAATATACTAGCAGATGATGTTGAAGAATGAGTATGAGAATGTAAATCTAAAAGTTTATTTATTTCATGAGGTTTTTTACCTTTAAGTACTCTTTTCATAGTATTAATATTGCCATTAGTTTTTATACTTTTTAATACTTTTTTAGATATTTCATCTTGTCTTACACCTGGTCCAAGTTGAGTATCATCACCTGCGTTCTGATTATTTTTTGCTATATGGTCTAAATCTTCGCTTGTTTTTGCTTCATCACCTGACTGTCTGGTTATATTTTTAGCAACATCTGTAAAGGTTGTATTATTTAATCCTAAATCCAAAGGTCTATTTGGTTTAGGTGCTTTTGCTACAGTTGATAATCTATTTTCATAAATATCAAATTTAATATAATGACCATTAGATAGTGTATTTAAATCTTCAGGATATTGAAAATGCTCAAAACCTAAAGGGTCAAGGTCAAGTAAACCAGGTAAATCGTTAGTTGATGTGATTAAACCAGATGATTTTTTCATACGAGCAGACAACATATCTTTTGATTGCTCTTGTGTGGTATTTTGTTGCCCAAATAATGCCGTATTAATAGTATTTCTTACATCTTTAAAAAGTGCCATATTTACCTCTCGTTATCTCTTATATTTATACGATAAATAGTCATATGAGTACATCAAAACGCAATAAAACTTACAGAGCACCTTATAAAGGTATCTTTAGACCTAACAATCCTAAGAAATATGTTGGTGATAGTCGTAAGATAATCTATCGTTCTTCTTGGGAGAGAAAGTTTATGTCTTATTGTGATAGAAATCCAGACATTGTAGAGTGGGCAAGTGAAGAAATGTTTGTACCCTATGTTAGTCCTATTGATAAAAGAGTTCATAGATATTTTCCTGATTTTTTAGTTAAGACTAGTTCTGGTAAAAAAGTCATGATTGAAATTAAACCTGCGATTCAATG